TCGTCATTAATCCTTGGAGTTTTGTTCTGCGGGTGATCTAATATATTATATCGACCATCCGTTTCCGAAGCTCCAACAACTAACCCCGTCGGCTCTTTGACTCTCTCAGAGTATTTAAATCTAAACCCTGATCGGTCGCAGATAAAGTATGCATACTTACCTCTTGCCATTATAACCTAAACGATGGCTTAATCAAAAGACTAGCTCTTTCTTTATCTGCATACATTGCTGATGTTAATTCTTCTTCATACATTTGTTTTAACATACCAGCTCTTTCTGATGTAATGCCTGGTCTTTTGATAGACATTTTATAAGCTAAGCCGGTAGCTAAACATGGTAAGAATCTAAAAGGAACATCAGGATCTTGATCGGACTTTGTTATATCTTCAACTTTATTAAAGCTGAAATATGATAATATAGGTGTGCCACTTGAAGTTGTGGTATCGGGTGTAGGCCATAAATATAATTCAGCTGCATCTCTTAATCGATTAATAGCATACTGTGTTGGTCTACCTGTTTGTGTCTTGTTTGTAATTCTTTGATAAGCTTCCATTGTTATTCTTGTTAAAGCTAAATCAGTATCTGTTGAGCCACTGACTGTTCTATGAACAAGTTCAGTTATATCTATAAGTGAAGTTGGTAGTGTATATTTAGCTGTGCCACTCGTTATATCTAATGTGGCTAAATTTTGTTTCCATAGTAATATACCACGATTCATCCAATCAATAAGGAGAAGATTGAGTGTACGTCGTGCTTCTAGTGGTTCAAATCCTAACGTCTGCTCACCACCTAACATAGCCATAGCCTCTTCGATTACATCAGCTATATCTAAATTAAATGTTGTTGTACCTGAAGTTGCCATATTATCCTCTAAATTTATTTGAGAATGATGGATTAACTATACCACCAACATTGTATTTAACTTTACCACCACGAGCTTTTTTATCTTTTATTGTTTTTCTTCGTGTTGGTCTTGCCATCGGTGTCGGTGTATAGGTTTCTGGATTAACACCGCCCCGTATTTCTCCAGAATACATAGCACTTGTTTTACCTTTTTTTATATCATCAAAATCTGTATCAGCTAAAACTTGACTTCTTTTTTCATCTAAATCTTTTTTTCTTTTATATAAACGACCACCCGCAATATTTTGTTCTTGTGTTTTCCTAAATTTTGATGATCTTGAATCTATTTCTTCAACATTTGAAAACTTGTTTTTAGGCTTTACACCTGATAATGATGGTTTGTTAACTTCTCCAATTACAATAAACTTATTGCTCTTATCTTTTTTATATTCAGCTTTTGTATCATCAAATATTTTTTGTTGTGTTTTATTTAAATCTTTATAATCTTTTTGAGTAATTACTTTGTAATCCTCTCCATATTTTTTTTTTAATAAAGCTGTACTAAATCTTCCAAAATCTTCTGTCTTTTTTTTCTTAGTCATTTCTTTCCCTTTTGTCTTAATAAGTTCTCAAGTTCTTTGGCTTGAGAAGCATGAGTCTTAGATGCTTTTTTAAGAGCACTTATAATTTTACGTATTTTCTGTGGTTGCATCATAATTACCTATCGTCGAAGTCAGTTCCGTATGATGGGTTTACCATACCACCGGTCATAAATTCTTTTTTCTTTGGTTTGTTTGTCACTTCTTGATCATATAGTTCTCTAAGAATGTTTCTTGCTTCAGTGTCTTGTTTATAAACTTTATCCATAGCTTTTCTCACATCTTTTGGCAATGGATTAGGTTCAGGTTTGGGTTTTGTTTTCTTTGTTTTTATATAAGTAGGTATCGGAGACTTTTTGTTTTTAAAATCACCTCTAGCTTTTTTCTTCTTATACTCCTCTTCTGTGAGTGTTATTGAATCTAATTTTTTATCCATATTATCTGTCATCGAACTCTCCTCCAAATGATGGGTTTACAGTACCACCAGTAAAGAATTTACTGCCTACTTTACCACCACCAGCTTTAGAATCTTTCTTTTTCTTTCTTTCTTTTTCTAATTCTTTTGCTCTTTCTATGGCCATATCCCGACCATGAATTTTATTATATTTCTCAGCCGTTTTGTCAACCAAATCTCCTTTTTCTAAACCAACAGCTTTAGCTACAGGCGATTTATTACCTACTAACTTGTTAATTTTTTTAGTTATTTTTTCTTTTATATTAGGTTTACGTTTAAATTCTGTCATTTCTTTTTCTTTCCCCATTCATATAGGTTATCAAATGTTGTTTCCCAGTCCATATAACTATCGTGTTGTTCTGCGGAGTGTTCCCACTGTGACGGTACAAAGTCTGGTGGTCCTTCTCCAACAACCCATAGTGCAGGATTGGTTACACGTACACGATTGTTTGGCAGTGCTACTATACAACCTTTATATGGACCTGATGTTAATTCCAACACATGTGATTGTTTATGTTGTGCTGGATCATCCGATATATAACTGTCAGTATAATCAACCGTAAACATGTACTTACCATTATAGAACTCACCTGCTATCTTACACAACCACGGACTTGAACTAATTCGATCCATTCTAATGACAGCATGATTACGACTGGAGCAATCCCAAGGCTGGGCTAAATGAGTCTGTATGTTTGGCGGCCATTCATCGAACGGTGTGTCCCCCACTAAAGACGTTATTGGTATACGTGCCCACATAGCTCCACCGTGGGGATTGGGGTGGTCTTCGCCACATCCTGTAAACACAACTTGAAAACTCAAACAACGGTCTGGGATAGTGCACACTGCAAAAGCCAAAGCATGTAGAAACTCACCTTGGTATTTTTCGTGGTTATGTGTGAACTCTTTCCTCACCCAACACTTAAAGTGTGGGATGTTAGAAATCGTATATGCCACTATCTAGCTCTACCGCCTCTTGCCATGTACTTAGAAGTCTTACCACCTTTAGCCATATACTTAGATGTTTTACCTCCACCTTTCATTCTATATTTAGATGCTTTACCACCAGCTCTCATTTTACCTTTACCGTCAGCTGCAAAAGCTGGAATCTTTTTTCCATCTTTCATAACCATAGGCATTTTACCACCACCGGCTGCTTTATATTTAGTTCCTTTAGTCATGCCACCACCCATCATTTTTTTCTTTTTCATCATGGCTTTTAATTTTTTATTTTCAGCCATGAGTTTTTTCATTTTAGCTTCCATTGCTTTACTCATTTTATAGTGCTCCTTGTATGTACATTATTTCAAGTGTTAATATTATCACCGCCGCCACAATAGATACAGTTATAATAATTGTATTTTTAAGTCGACGTTTACGATGAGCCTCTGCTTCTAAAGCTTTTTTTCTACGAACTCTTTCCGCAGCTATCTCACCTTGTAGTCTTTCCCACTGTCCAGGAGAACCAAACAATAAAAACAACTCACGCATTTCATCACGAATACGTTTGGCTTCCTCTTTCCGAAAGTGAGCTTCTATTGCTGTCTGCTCAGCTCCCGTCAATTTCCCAAGTATACCACCCTTCTTTTCTGCTGCAAAGCTTAAATCAGCTTCTGCTTTTGCTAGTTTTGTAATAGGACCAACAAGAGATCCTAAATCTCTACCAGCTTTTACGGCAGAAGATATAGCCGAACTTGCAGTTTTTAATGCTGCAAAAGCTGTCAATGGATCAATCATCGTCGTCTATCTCCTTCGTTTAGTTCTCTTAACCTTTTGTTTACGTCCACTCGCACTGATAGGGTAACGAATAGATGTAGGTTTTGGACCTACGTTAGTCTTGGCTCTTTTTCTTCTAACAGCCGCAGCTTTCTGTCCTGCTGTCATTCTATCAGCTACTGCCTTTGGACGACAGACTGGGTACTTTCTTTTTGATGATTTAGCTGATTTACGGCCACACTTTTTACCTGTGGATAGATCTACCCAGTTTTCTTTGAACCATGTCTTTAAACCTTTTTTAGCCATTGTTTTTTCTCTATATTATATTTATCGGGAACCTTACCATATCCAACAACTCTGTCCCACTCTCTTTGTGTGTAGTAATTTTTATTAGGCATTCTGCATTTTAGGGTATTTAGTTTTCTTTCTGCGATTGTTCATAACAGCACCACAACCACGAGCAATCTTACCACCACCTTTTAATTTAATAGTGCCTCCTCCAGCTTTACTAGGCTTTGGTCCTCTAAAATCTTTTCTCTTTTTACCACTAGGATCTTTTATCTTACCCGCACATATCTTTGATGCATATGCATTTGCATAAGCACTTGGGTATACTGCAAACTTACGTTTGGCAGCAGCTTTACCTCTAGGACATAACTTTGTCATATTGATACCCCCATCTATTTTCTGATAAATCCCACACTCTTTTTGTATCTTGTGGAATCTTTATCATTAAGTTATTAAACCTTATTACGTTTTTTGTTACTTGCATTATCTACCTCTCTTCTTTCTACCAGCACAATGTGCTCGTTGTGAAAAACCTTTTGGGTTTTTACAGTTAATAGACTTTTTGTACTTTCTGGTCCACTTTTTCTTTTGTGGTCCTTTCGTTACTTGTTGTCTTATATTAGCACGACTTATTGCCATATTAAATACCTATAAGTATCTTTGCAATAACTGATGTTGCTCCTGATTGCATAACTATTGTTGCACACACAGCACCAATGACTAACCATTTAACTTGAAAGATAGATCGTTTAACACAGCCCATATCTGTTTTAAGTTCAGATACATCTTCACGTAACTGAGCCTCACGTTCGATATGACGTGTTAATTCAAGTTTAAGATCTGTTAAATCTTTATCAGTCATAGTTTAGAATATCCAACACCACAATAGTAAAGCAACTATCGCAGCTATGTACCAGTGTTTTTTACACGTGGTGCATTTAATTTTTTCTTTTATCTTTTCCCATATCATACTCATGTCTAACATTTCCATCTCCTTCTTGCTTGACAAATTCTTTTGTTTGGTGTCTTTCGACAGTTAATATTATGCATCTTGGCTTGACCCGCAGATCGTGCACAAAATGACTTTCTTCTTTTC